GCGTGAGCAGCACGTACGTTCCGATGGCGATCGGTTGCGGCACGTACGAGCCCGGCAAGCCGCCAGCGCCGACGCCGTACGAGTAGAACGGATGCCCGCCGCGGTTGCTCAATTCGCTGATACTCAGCGCGGTTGACTGCAAGCCGGGAGATTTGACGCTGACGCCCGTAGGCGTCGCGTTCGTCATAACTGCTTCCGACCACGAGTACGTCCAGCGGTAGTACGTGGCGTCAAGCACGGCGTAATTTGTGATCACGCCAAGCACGAACGTGCGCTGCTCGTACGACGGCCGCACGCTCGACACGCGGTCGAGATCGCTTTGGTTGCGTTGCAGGTTGAGCGCGTCGTTGCGGTTCATGGCGGCGACGGTGTGCAAGGCCACCAACCCTTCTCAACGTAACCTTGCAAAGCGGTATCACCAGCGTAAATGTTGTTGAAGTCGGTTGAAGTTCGTGGCAAGCGAATCCACTTCACCTCGCTCAACTGGCCGCCACTAGTCATCTTCGGTCGGCCATCGGCGTCGATCGTGGCAACTTGCGAGAAGTGAAAGAACTTGTCGTATAAGAACTCAAAGATGACTTCGTAAAACTCGCTGCCCTGTTCCTTTTCAAGGTTCACACCTTCGCAAATGAGCGAGTAAGCAGGAAAGCCACAGAACGTCGCGCTGTTTGTCGTGTTGGCGTAACTGGTCAGTGCGGAAGCCGCTGTGCTCAACGCGACAACGGTTGAATCTTGCGTCGCACGCAAGCGGATGCGCACCTGTCCGACTTGGTAAGACTCAAAGCCATCGGCACCAGTGACCGACGTTCCCCCAATGTCGCCCGTGGTGTTTGCCGACGTCGTTGGCGGGTTGGTTGCCCAACTGATTCGGTGCAACTTGAGGTTGCGTGATGCCGTCACAAACGAGAACTGGGCCGGAAGCATCGTGATGGCACTTTCGGTCGAGCACGGTGAAATGACGTACTTCGTGCGGAAACTGATTGATGCTTGAACGGCTTTCCCGTTTTCCAGTTGTTGAACCGTAATGCTTCGCGCTTTGCAGAATTGCTGCCACGATGAACCAACGGCGTAATCGTCGAAGTCGATGATCGGCAACGCGCCGTCAGTAATCATCGCTTCGTATTCCGTCACTGGGTTGAGTGCCGAACCATCGTTTTTGGTAATGATGCGAACGAGGTTTATTTCGCTTTCCCCACCAAGGGCGACAGCGCGTTGGTCAAGCACTCGATCAGTCCACGAATACGTTGTTCCGCTTCCGCTCATGACATCACCTGTACCAGTTTGGTAAGCACCGTGCTGTTTTGGATCATCCACGCGCCGATCGAGTCAGCCAATCCACCGCGGCCTTCGGCCATGTCGATGCGTTGTTGCTCCGCCATGCGCTGTTGGATCTGCGCTGCGCCCGCTTCGTTTGCCACACTCAACGCCATCTCGTTGCGGATTTGCTCGAGCGACTTGCCGCTTAGGAACGCACCGAGGCCCGCGCCCGCGATCGTGGCGCCCTCTTGCATTTGCTGAGCCCACGAGACTGCGCCGCCCGCACGGCCCGTGTTCACGTCGGCGCTACCGCCGATGAAGCCAGCCATGAAGCCGCCGCCTCGAGTGCTTGCGATTTGCTTCTCCATGATCGCCAGGCGCTCGAGGAGCACGCTATTCGCTGTGACGGTTTGCTCGCTCGTGGTCTTGAACTTCGCGAGCGCATCGCTGGCGCCCTTCGTCGCATTGTTCATCGTTTCCATAATCTGCCCGGCCACGATAAGCGGCGACAACGCGCCTGCGATCGCGATACCCGCGGTGCCAGCCGCGCCCGCAGCGCCGCCGATCGCACCGAATCCACCGAGCGAAAGCGCAGACTGCGCGCCCGCTTTGAGCACACCTTGCGCCGGACTTGGCGTCGAGCTCACGCGCTCCATGCGCTTCGCCGACGCCTTGATCTTGGCTTCGGTGGCCTTCAACCCGGCGTCAACGCCTTCGGTTGTGACAACAACGGGAACGTGTACTTTCGGCAGACTAGCCACGTGGCAACTCCATCAAAGCGGTTTCCACGGCATCGCTGATGAACTCAACAACCCGCGGTTGATGTCGTTGAGCAGAACGCGTGATGTAAAGACGACGATAGATGCGAGCGCCAAGCGCCGACTCTCTGCGCTTAATTCCCTTGCGCCAACCGCGATCCTGTGAGAACGGCACGATGCGTGCGTTCTTGTTGCCCTTCCACTTGCGCACGAGTTTCGGCGGCGGTTTCGGCCCAACCACGCCATCGGACAATCGGACAAGCCCCTTTTTGAATGGGCGCCAGCCGCCATCGTAAAGGTGCGAGCGTTTACCGACGCGGGTGCCATCCTTTCGGACGCCGACGCCGCACCAAATCCGACCCTTGCGGTAGGTCTTGGTCTTCACTGCGATATCGCGTTTGGTGCGCTTCGCCTTCGGCAACGCCAGCGCTTTCATCGTGCGCTTGACCGCGTCGCCCCAGTTGCGCAGTCCCTTGCGCACAATCTTCTTGCGCATCTTCTTTGGGAGTTCCGACGCAATCGCCGCGATCCGTTCCAAATCGTGTTTGGACGGTCGAAACTGAATCTTGAATCCGGCTCGCTTTGCGGCGATCAAGTTCACGTCGAATGCCATCCCAATCGGGAATATCCATTTCCACGTTCAGCGCTGCAACGCTCAACGTGGCGAGATCGGTGCTCGTCAGTGAGAACGCCACACGTAGCACCCGACGTGCGGCGTCAGTTAGTCCCGGCCTTCGGCGTAAAGCCGCTCCACCATCGCTGAAATCTTCTGCACCGTGAACGCGTCAGCGGCGAGCGCTTCATCCACGCTCGCGAACACTGGCGAGCCGTTCTCAACGAGGTGCCGAGCGACCATCCACGCGGAAAGCCGCTGCGGATCTTTCGCCGACATGTCGAGCGCTTCGATGAGGTCGAGCGCCGACGGTCGGCGCAGCTCGACGGCGACGCCGTTTGGGAGCGTGCCGTGCCAGTTCTTGAGTGTGAGTGCGTCTCGGATGCTCATGCGATCGTGATTGTGCCTGTGTATTGGATGGTGAAGTTCGCGCGGACAACTTCGTTCGTCGCTGCCGTTGCGCTGAATGATTGAACGAAAGCATCACCGCTGTACGTCATGCCAGTTGACAGCGTGATGAGTGCCGTTTGGCTTCCGCTGCCGCCGTTTATTGCAGCCTCTACTGCGGCCATTCCTGCATCACCTTGATCGTAAAACATGTCGATCGTCGCTGTGCATCCTCGGTTTCCGACAATGTAGGTGCGTAGGCCTGTAGCAATATCGGTTGTGTCGATCATCGTTTGATCGTATTGAATCGAAACCGTACCGAGTCCGGTCGATACTGCGGAACTGCCCCATTTAAACGAAGCAAGCGCTGAAGAAATCGCTGGCATTTAGTTCTCCCTGTAGTAGATGTCCACTTCGCAGTTGACTTCCGCAGGCTCTTGTTCGTCACCTTCGCCGACCGATGCGGCGTCGGCCGTTCGGCCACGGAATATCACTGCGTCAAATGTGTAAGAGCCGAACAGGTACGAGCCCGGCACGCAAGCCGCGGGAACGTCGGCAGCGATCGTGAGCGCCGTGCCCGTTTCCAGTGCAACTACTTTGATTTGCGCCGATGCAAGCCAGTGCCCGCTCACGGCGCTGCGCTCGTTGTTGGTGATCTCAAACGTGATCGCGGGCAAGCCGCTGTTTTGCAACCGATACCCGTGCGTGATCGGGTAGACGTTGAGCGCTGCGCTTCCGTTAAGCATTTCACGCGTTGCGGCTTCGATGCTCATAGAACCTCCTCGCACTCGAGCACGGCGACCATGTCGGCTTCGTCGAGGTTGGTGATGCCCATAATGCGAAAGGTTCGACCACGCAAGGTCAGTCGATAGGTTTCGTTGATGCCCCAATCTTGCAACGAGTTCCAACGGCAACGGATTTCGGCTCGGCGCACAACCGCGACGCCGTCGGCGTACTGCTGCTCGCTGGCGCTGTCCGTGCGCAAGTCAACCCACAACGGCGGGTTCCCCGGTCGCGTCTTGTTGATGTCGGTAAACGCGCCAGTTCGCATTCCCAAGTCATCCTGGTTGATGCTTGGTTGCAACACAGTTGCAGGGAAGCGAAGTCGGCCGCTACCGATCATCGGAGAGCCCCACGTGCGCTATACGCGTTCATGATGAACTTAAGCGAAAGCGGCACTTCGGCAAGCGAAGCAACCGACGTAGCGTCAGGGTTGGCGTACCACGCGCCAACGAGCGCAACAATGGCTTGCTGCAAAGCGTGCGGCACTTGCGTGTAGCCCGCGGTGTAGGTCACCGTTGGGAACGTGCCCTCATAAATCTCCGGCGTCTCTTTGAACTCAAGCGCGGTCAAACTGTCCGTTGCGTTGACGTACCAATCGGACGTTGGCATCGTGGTGAGCACGTTGCTGCCGTTGTAGTAGGTCACCGATGTGACCGACGCCACTGGTTGAATCGGCAGAATGAAGCGCCGCCACTTGTCAAGTTTCGCCGTGCGCGTTTCGCTTGCGAGCCCGATGCCAAGTTCACGCTCCAACAACTCGCCAGCCGCAATGCACAGCGTTGTGAGAATGACATCATCGGCGGTCACGTCGATGCGCAACCGCGTCTTGAGAATGTCGATTGGTATGGGTGTCGCAGCCATGAAACCCGCGCCGGGGGTTTCCCCCCAGCGCGAGCGAAAGGTAAGAAATGCTCAGGACGTGATCGCAGCAAACGCTTCGTTCATCATCAACTTCGAGTCGGTACGTGCGTACGTATACAAATTGACGTTGTGGTTTGCGGCGCCGCTGTACGGGTCGATCAACGATGTCATGCCGGTGCGGTCGAAGATTTCAAAGTAGTTGAAATCGCCGACGACGGCATAAACAGTGCCTTCCGTGGTTGATCCGTCCGTTGGCACGTACTGACCAATGCTGTACGGCACGCCGTAAAGCAAGCCCGGAGCGCCGCCGACCATCGTGCCTGCGTTCGACGATGCTTGCGTCCAAATGTACTCCGTGGAGCCGCTAGTCGTCACGCTGTTCTTCAACTTGCGAGCGACGCGAAGGAACGTATCGGAGAAAAGCCAACGGAAACGCGGCGAGTTGCGGTACTGCGGCGCAACAAGGTGCACGGTATCAATGACGTTGTCGGCAGTCACTGTTGTAACCGCTGCCGTCGTACCGAGGTTTGTTTTGCTGCTAATCAAACCGGTATACGCGATTCCTTGCGGTTCGGGAGTAGCGGCCCCACTATTTCCAACGGTATAGGCTTGCTCCATCAGCAAACCGAGCGAGAGACCGATGCGAGTTGCAACCCAGTCAAGCCCGCTTCCGATGCCGCCTTGACCGATGGCGTCTTCAATGAACTCTTGCGACATCGTCGTGCGGCACACGGCCTTGCGTGCGACCACCGAAATCGCAGTTCCGAAACTTGGATCGGACGCGCTGATGGCGCCTGCTTCGGCAACCCATGCGGAAGTTGGAAGGCTTCCTTCAACCGTAATGGTGCGCTTGCTGTCAATGGTGCTGACCGGGCAGATTTGGCGCAGCACGTTCGCCTGGTACATTTTCTCGACGATGCGGCGCTCCATGTCAGTCGGAATTCCAGCGCCCGAGGTGTTCGTAGCAAGCGCGCGAAGTTCTGCGGCATCGCCACGCGCAACAGCCATCAACCAACGCTTCGCGTACTCAGGGCTTGCGAGATCGTGCTTGACGTCTGCACGCGCGATCACGCCGCGGAACTGCGGCTGCGAGCGCTCCTCTTCAAGTTGCTTCAGGCGCTCCTGTGCAGCGCGAAGCGCAAGGCGGTCTTGGTTCATGCGCTCGACGGCGTCAAGGTCGGCGTCGATACGCGCGATCTTCTCGCGCTCTTCACCGCTGCCGCGGATCTCAACGTGATGCGTCTTCGCTCCAGTGCGAGCGGCGAACGAGTCGAGGGTCTTGCGATATTCGTGGACCGTGTTCTCAATGTTGTTCAGTTCGTCAGACATGGCTTGTCATCCTGTGCTTGTGAATCTCGAGCCGCAGCGCCGCGGCTTCAATGGCAGCCGCGGAAACACTCCGCAGGCTCGATGAGGTCTTGTCGCCGTAGGCAGCGTCAACAACCACGCTGAGCTCGACGAGCCGCGCGGCAGTGACAGTGCGTTCAGTGCGTCGCGGGTTCCACTCGTCGCGATCGACGTAGAAACCAAACGACATTTCGCCGCTCAAGTCGCCGCGCTCGAGCATCGCCCGCACGTCGTTGCCGACGCTCGTCTCGGCCAGATCCGCGGTAAACCGCAGTCCGCTCGCAGTGTCGTTGAGCGTGAGCGTGCCGCTACGCGTGCGAGCGAGCAACGCGCTCGCGTTGTGGTTGAAGAGCAGTTTGATATCAGCGCCCGCAAGGTCACCGAAAGCGCCGCGGGTGATTCGCTCACGGAACTGCGGGTTGAATGGCTCGGAAATTTCGCGGCTCCACTTGCCGTACGGGATCGCGAGCCCTGAGAGCGTGCGGCCCGCTGGTGCACCGATGGTGACGCTGCGACGTTCAAGCGAAATCATCGACGCTCCCTGCGCTCGTGTCAGCGCCGATGTTGGTTTGTCCGCCACCCGTGCCCATGTTCTTCGCGATGATGGGCTCGTCGAGCCCATCGAGCGGCGCAAGGTTGAGATACTCACGCGCTTCGTTGCGCGTGATCACGCCGGACTCGACGCCAGTGCGCAGCGCGGCCATCTGCTCAGCAAGCGACGGACGCGAGATCATGTCGCTATCGAACGTGGCCGAGCCGAACGGTGCGAGTTTCGCCACGATTTCGGCCGACCACGTTGAGAACCAGTGCTGCAAGCACGCATCGACGTACATGCGAGACAGCCATTCCATCGAGCCGTACGCGTTCGCGCTGTGCTCGCTCAGGTACGACGTCGGCACGCCGTAGATGCGCGATACGTCTTCAACGCTGTAGCGTCTGGCCGCGGCAATTCCGGCATCGTCGAGCGTGCTGCTGATTCGCTCAACGCGCATGCCTTCGGCGAGCACAAGCGGTTTGCCCGCGTTCTCCGCGCCCGCGTGATGCTGTAGGAACTTCTCGCTGATCGACTGCCGAGCTCCTTCGCTCAGCGGGCCCGGATGAACGAACGCAAGTTTCGGGTTCCCCGCGTTCTTCATCACCTCGAGTTGCGAGTTCTCTTGTGCTGCGAGAATCTGCAACGACGTGCGGCACAGTCGTACAGGCGACTCGCCCCACAATCCATCGAGCCCGACGGCACGAAGGTGCAGCATCGAGGACATCGGCACATCACCGTACAGCCGCGTCTTGTAGACGGGCTCAGGCTTTGTGAGATCGAGCGAAACGCTTTCGATGTCGAGCGGCAACAACTCAAGCAACTCGCCACCGAGCGTGCGGTTGATCACGGCGAACGCGTTGCCGTAGAGCAGCGCTTGCATTGTGAGCGATCGGCGAAACTCGAAGCCATTCTGCCAGCGGTTTGGTTGCTGCAACAACGCGTTTGCAGTGCGCTCGCTCACGTCGAGCGGCACGCGCGCCACGTCGTTCGCGATCAGCGAAGCCGCGCGGTAGACGGGCGTATACGCGAGCGCCGTGCCGGGCGTGATCG